TGTGTCTGCTTTGTCGGATTTTTAATCTTATTAAACAGCGTGGATATTCCACCTATGACTTTTCCGAGGACTCCGAGCGCTTTTGCCAGAACAGGAAGTAATGCTCCACCGATCTGGACCTTTAGCTCGGCTATCTGATTCTGTGCATTCTTTATTTTGCCAGCATCCGTTTCAGCCATCTTTTTATTCATGTTGCCAACATTATCTGTTATTACCTGAGAAAGCATAGCGGCCTTTTGCTCTTCATTGCCGTATTTCAAGACTTTTTCCTGTCCGGCAGTAAATGATATACCAACTCTCTTTAGTGCTCCCACCTGACCAGTGAATACTTTACCCATCATATTGCCGATATTCTGCATATCTTTCCCAGTAGTGTTTACTCCATTCTGCTGTACAGCCAGATTGTTCATAGCCGGAATCAATGTCTTTAAGGACTTGGACTGATGAACAAACGTTCCTAACTGCTGCGCTCCCTGTGCTTGTACTGTTTTTCCAACAACGCCTTGGCGAGACTGTGCCGCTATCAGGTCCTGCACGGACTTTACATCTGCCTTTGTTGCATGAAGTCTGGAAGTCATGATAACATCCAGCTTTTTGTTCTGCACCTCTGCATCTTTAAACGCCGAGACACAAGCTTTTCCGAAATTAACAACTCCCTGTACAGAGAATGCTGCAACGGCTCCTACTGCCAGTCCCTTCAATCCTGTTTTTAGACTTGCCACTGGTGATTTAATCTTTGCCGCTGTAGAATCAAATTTATTCGCTGCACTTGTTGCCTTTCCCATAGCTGTCTGGTTAGTTTTTAGACCGGCCGACATTTGTCTAATCTGTGCGCCGTACTGCTTGGCTTCTTTGCTATTCTTCCCATACTGAATGTATGCATTCTGATAGGCCATCTTGGCTTTATCCAGCTCTGTTTTCTGCTGACCTATCTTGCTGTTAAGCTGTCCGAATGCGCTTGCTGTCTGCCTTTCCTCTGCTTGCTGTTTATTCAGCGCAGTATTCGTATCATTAACGGCTGTTTTAAGATTGGCCTCGGTGACTCTTGCGGATGTCAACTTGTTCCGCAGATTATTGGCCTCTGTGCTATTTTTTCCAAAGATATTTTCAGCAGATTTCAGCTTGCTTGCCAGCGCTTGTATCTCTGCCTTATTTGCAGCCTGTTCTTTTCGAAGTAAAGTCTGTTTATTCTTCAGCATCTGCGCAGCGTTCCCCGTTGCTTTGAACTGGGCGCTGTTAAGCCGCATAGCCGAACGCATAGAGCGCAAAGAGGCACTGGCCGACTTGATTTCGGCATTAAACTGTTTTGTCTCCGCCGTAAATTTTATTTTAGCTTCACTTTGCCCTTTTGGCATGGCGTGCCTCTCTTTCTGCGATATGCTCTTTTATGGATTCTCTCCAATCGTCGAAAGCCTGTTTATTTTCGACTACTTGATTTAAAAAATTCAGATCTGCGTTCCAGAACAGGTCTTCCGAAACTTCGCAAATTTGGACGTAATACACATAAAAATCCGCAATCGTCTCAAATTTAATCTTAGGCGTTGCGAATTGCTTTTTACGTTCTTTTGTTTTCTTCCTAAATGCTGACCTGAATGCTACTTTTTTCCCTCGTCACCCTTGTACAGTAGCGAATACTTTTCATATATCATCGTGTGACTGTTTGGAAGCAGTTCCAGGAAATCATCGTATGACATCAGTTCATCGATATGCTCCGGGTTACTGCACAGATATCCTGCGTACAGAACATCTATAGTTTGAAATTCGTCCGGGATCCCGGATTCATCCTCCATCATAAAGCGAATAGCGGCTGCATAATTATCGTACACATCCGGCTTTTTCACCTTAACCATCCGTAATCTGGCAAAGTTAAGAGTCATCTTCACTGTGGATCCATCGACCATTTCCATTTCCACATACGTGGAAGGTGCTTTTTTATCTGCCATTATTTATCCTCTTTCTTCTTCGTTTCCTTTACCGGAGCGACCAGATCGCCTACTGCCGTTATCTCATCATAGCGCTCTTCGGTTATCTCAATCACTTTACCCGGCTCATATTTCTCGTTTGTGTGCTTATCAATAAATGTTGATTTTACTTTTACTTTCATGGGCTACCTCCTATGCTGCTTTCTGCATTGCAGCAGCTGTAAACGCAGTCATGAACGTATCCTTTGTGATTGTTCCAGTAGTTGGAAGAGTGCTCGCAAGCGCTTCATATACGGTATTTCCGTAATCATCCGGCATTACGCCGATTTCCATTTCGACTTCAGCGACTTCTTCTGCACCGTTTTCAGTCTTCTTTTTCGGACGGCTTCTCATTATGCATTTTGGATATGCCTTGAATTTCTCGATTCCATCCTCATCCATAACGTGCATTATCATAGTAAAAAACGGATGATTAGAATTTGTGCCATATGCTTTCACTCCGTCTATAAGACCAGATACTCCCATAGCATATATCTTGTTATAGATATCTTCATGCCAGTGAGCGGATACGGTTACAGTACCGGTTCCTTCGCCTCTTACCTTTATCTTCTTTACTACACCTCTGCAGCTTTTTGTTACTTCCTTGACTTCCAGTTCCTCTTCTACAGAGCCAACACAGTCGTTAGCTGTAAAGGTAGCTTCTCCGTCAACTTTTATTGACATCTTGTCTATCTCATATTCCGAGAAGACTTCTGTGTAATCTGTTGCCATTCTATATCTCCTTCCTGTCCAGCTCTGCTAGACACATATTAATTATTTCATCGGCGGCGTCCTCTGCGCCACGCCACATAAACTGTTTGTTCCCAATATGCTTCTGCGTATTTGTTCCATCATCCGGGAAGTACAGATAGTTGTACGCCGTTTTTGTATGGACCGTAACAGACAGATTTTCATCTTTGTGCCTGAACGGTTGTGCTGTTGATGCAGCTGCTTTTTTACCTTTCCATCTGCGTCCACTTACCGGAAGCAACGGCTGTATCTTATCCATTATCATCTCGGCGCCACGTCCATGCAGCACCTTATTGATTACTTCCTCTGCACCGTCACCATATTTTTGTACAGCAACTATCAATCTGTCATAATCTCTTGCATCGAGTTCAAATAATTCGGCCATACTATCACTTCGCTTTTTCGTTCTTCACAAAAACGATACTGGCCACTTCCACGACCATTTGTGTGTTGGACTTTTGCACATACGCATATGTCACATCGCCAGACACTCTCATGTGTACTGCAGCCTTTATCGCCTTTATTACTTTCTCAACATACCCTTCTGGGACATAGTCTTCATGAATGATATTTACCGTATAGTATTCGTTCCATTCAGCATCGCCCGGCCTCGAACTTCTTACACGATTAAAAACGAAGTAGTTCCATTTGGACAGGTCTTCGGTGCATACTCCATAGAAGATAGCCTCCATAGGAACATCGGTATCTGTCTTTAATTCGGCAAGGACGGTCTTTATCTCATTAAGCAAGTGTCCTCACCTCCTCCAGATACAGGAACAATGCATTGTTGTGTCTATCAACATCAAGATTGATGATATCGTACAGTGTTCTGTTGATTACAACAGCATATTTCTTTTTGACAAGGTCACATTTTGGCGTTCTGATTTTTAGATCAAGTTTTCTGTCCACGCCCTCAGCAAATTCAATATCGGACCATCTGGCTGTCATCTCTTCGTATTTCAGAATCACGATTTTAGTCATATCATCGATATTCTCTGCATTCTTAACCGCATTGAAGTCTGATGTTTCACGCTTATACTTATAGACTGTACAGACACCGTCATTATACGTTTTAATTTTTTGCGTGTTCATGCCGATGCCTCCACTTTTATTCTGTCTCTTGCCTGATTTATTTCTTTCCGATACGCATCATCAAACTGATCCTGTGACTTGTTATAAGCGTACAGGCAGTACGTGAAGAATAATCTCCGATACTGCCCGGCCGCTGTATAATCTATAGTCTTTGAACCCAGCTTATGATTCATGGTCTCGATGGCATCGTCAACCAGCGTCTGTACTGTATTCGTAGTCTCGTCATCCGTCCATGTGATGTCCAGATATGATTTAACCTGTGCGTATAAAGTTGTTATAGTTGCGCTGTCCATCGTTTACCTCCTCGATTAAGCTGATGTTACCTGTTTAACAGTCACATATGCTTCTGTCAGTTTGCTTATATCAAGATACAGAGCAGATGTGTTATCAAACGCTCTGCCATTTGCAAATCCCTTTATGATATACGCTCTTGCATCCTCCAGGAATTTAGCGGAATCATCATATGCGATATTTCCATTCTTCGGAGTACCCATTACCAGGTTGTATTCCGGTAGTACAGCCATAATAGCCTTTCCTTCCGCCAGCGCATTTGACTGGATGATGTCTGTAGGGAACGGAGTTACCATTCCGTTATAAGTTCCGTTCAGATTCATAACGGTCGTTGCCGGCATAACTTTATTGAAGTAGTCTACCGGATTGCAGATAAGACCAACTCTGTCTATAGTTCTGTATACGCCTGTTTCGGTCTTGGCCATCTGTGCAACAAGTGCACCGTATGATTTCGGAGTAAAATCTGTAACAGCAACAGCTGTCTTGTCCGGATATGCTCCGCTTGTTACCGATACGCCTACATGGATATCTCTGGTGAGTCCAATCGGCTTTCCATTTCCGTCTCCGCTTACGACTGCTGCTTCCAGCTGAGTTGCGAAAGCTTCCTGAATGATTGCTCTTGCGTAAGCATCAAGGAACGTTACGCCGAGATCCAGAAGGTCTTTAGGAACAAGGCAGAATGCCGACAGCTTGTTCAGGCTAAGATCAATAACCTTGAATGAAGATGTGATTTCCTGAGTAATAGCTGATGTGATAGTTCCCCATGCTGCTGTCTGTGCAGTGTGATTGTTAAGAATCCACTTCGTAGCATAGCCGACATTGGTGAAGTTGATAGCATCAAGCAGCGGATGTTCGTTAGTCAGATTTTTCATAACATCCTGGATAATAGTCACAGGCATTCCGTCATTAAGGATATCAGCAAAGGACTGTTTAGGATCTATGCTCTTGGCATTGTCAATCCACGCTTCGTAAAAGCTCTTTTCCTGAGAAGTAAGCTGTCTATAGCCTCTGCTCTGAAGTGCCTGCATATCTCCATGTGTCTCATCGAAATCTGCTCTTATGCTATCTGCTACTGCCTCTGTAAAAGACTCAAAGGCGTTCCCCTGCTCTTCAGATGTGCCATTTGCAAGGGCAGACTGTAATGTTGCTGCAGCCGCTTTGACTGCCGGAGTTTTAATGTTTTTCATTGTTTAAATTTCTCCTTTCAATGAATTTGATTTAAAAAAATTGAGCGAAGAAAGCGCTGCTCTGCTTGGCTTTATCTTCGTCTTCGTCACTTCCACCGCAAGCTTCTTTGGGGTCTTTCCCATTTCCGCAAGCTTCTTTTGTTTTTTTCGGGTCTTCCGGGTCTTCAGGATCGTCTGTTGGAATATCATCCGGCTCCGGGTCCATAGGTTCTCCACCTTCGTCACCGTCTGGCTCACCTGTAGACGGCTCATCTCCATCGGGCTCTTCATGTTCTGGCTTTTCTTCGCCATCATCTTCGCCGTCGATTTCATCGATTAAACCGAAGGCCATCAGCTCTTTCGGCGTGAGCATTTTTTCCTGACTCATAAGATCAACCAAATCAGATTCCGTCATACTTTTCCCTGTCTTATTTAAGAAAATCTGTCTATTGGAAGCCATCATGGTATCCAGCTGATCGGCAGCCATACGCAGATCGTTTGCATTTCCGCACGCCATAGTCCACATATTATGGATCAGTGCAGTGCTGCCAAGGCCGGCAACGATTCTATCGCATCCAAGAGCCGGGAGGAATGCTGCCGAATAAGCAGCGCCATCAATATACGCTGTCTTTTGTGCATTTTTCTGCTTCAGCGCATTGTAAATAGCAACGCCCTCATTGGCGTCACCTCCGTTCGAATTAATATGCAGTTCTATGACGCTTCCATCAGGGATCTCATCCAGCTGCTTAGATATATGCTTTGCGCTTGTCTCCGAATCGGAAACACTGAACCAGTCATATTCTTTGGCTGTGATGTCGTCATACAGATATAACTTGTAGACGCCCTTACTCTGCTGCATCACTCGCAGCTGCATTCTTGTCGGTTTGAGTATCATTTGCGACTTTTTCTCCTTTCCCTGTGGCGCTTGTAGCGTCATAGTTTTTTGTGAGGATGTGCTTATTGCAGAAATCCTCTGTTGCTGTATCATAATCAAACAGATATCTGACTTCGTTTATAGTCATGAATCCGCTTGAAATGAGCTTATCAATACTGTCAGCCAACTTAGTCGGTGACATATGATTTATCTTTGAAGTGTCCACCTTGTAGTAGTTGCCCTGGGCAAATTCCATAGGCGTGTAATACTGTGCTGTAAGCGTCTTGCCGATCATGTCGGCCACAGGGTCAACAGCGAATGTCAAAAACTCATCTACGACTTCGGCCATGTTCGTTATGTTCCCGAGCATAAGCGAATCAGGAATCTTGAATGCCTTTCCTACTATCGTGAACACTTGAGTTATAAGATTTCGAACATCATCAGCGTTTTTATCGCTTCCATTTTCGAATTTCTCCAAGGCTCGCCCATCGTATTCGACAAGTACATTCGTGCTGTTTCCGACAAATTTCTGTATCGGTTCTTTAAGATATGTCTCAAATTCAGAATTGAACGTTTCGTCTCCGGCCTGTATTCCTTCGATTTTCAATTTATATTTCGACACGTTCGAGTCCTCAAACTTCTGCATGGCATCAGCAACAAGCTGTCCATACTCGTTATACATGGAATTAATAAGTACATACGCATTCTTGCTTTCCATCTTGAATACAATAGCCTTGTTTGATTTCATATCGCCCTGTACATTTACGCCATCTACAGAAATTCCTGTATATGTATTGCCCTTAAATGGATCCTTATCCTGTATCGTATAATCATCAGCACAAAACATCTCATTGTTCCTTACGAAACAAAGTGCTCCACGTTCAAGACCGCTGGTGTACATGGTCTGTATTACTTTGCACCAGAATTGACTGGCTGATTCGTTCTTATTCGGCTTTATGTTTAGGCTGTAATAATCAGTCCCTTTTACCGGCTTACCGTTTTCATATGTCTTAATCTCGCATTGGCTTATTGCATTTCCAATAAGAGAAGTGGCACAAAAAACGGCCAGTTCTTTAACTGCCAGTGATGTTGGGATATCAATTTCAATCCAGTCTTGTGGATTTGTTGATGTGCTTACGCCAAACCACGACCGGAGCTTGTCCATAATGCTCATATTTCGTATCTCCTAAAATGTTAATATCGGTTTACCTTTTATCGGTTTATATTCTTTAATTTCCGTCTCATCGACCATCGCCGAAACCATCGCCATGAACGGGTCTGTCTTACGGCTCCTGGCTTCGATTTTGGCATAAACAAAAGAGCCTTTATCGGCTCCAACATCTCTGCCATAATGAATACGCTTTGTATTATTTGTAGCCCAGCGCAGCACCGGGTCATCTCCCCAGTTGAAGAGTCCACAGCTAAAACAATGGTCTATAATCGGAACGACCTTGCATATATCTCTTTGCGTTACCATATGCAGATTGCCTCTGTCCTTATTAAAGCCGACATTCTTAAGCGCACTGGATAACAGTGCATATCTGTAAGAGTCTATGCAGACCATCTGGATGTTATATTCAGCGCCCATCCGCTTTATGTAATCCGCAATTATGAACGGACTTATTTCAACATCATCAACATATGTTATCCTTCCATCATCGACCCATGTCTTCCACGGGGCCTTGATTCGTTCAAGGTCTTTTGATTGACTGCATATCCAGGAATGACATATATCATATCTCTCTTCGCCCTTCTTGAAATGCAGCACTACAGATACCCAGTCAGACGTCTTCGCATAGTCGATCCCACAAGTGCAGGACCATTTATGCAAGTCCGGCAGTTCCTTATTTGTAGCCTTTATCATTTCCCAGTCAGCTGCTGCAGATTCTGTATTCCGGCTTATTATATTCATTCGTTTCGTGACAAAGCTTGTAAGCGATTCCGGGTTACGCTTCCATTTCTGATATTCTTTCCTTGTCTCAATCATCAGTGGC